AGTGGCCGATACGCCTGTCACTATGACAGGCGCTGACTCGCCCCAAGCACCGGAAGACCACGTGCCACGGCTCCAGCCCGTTAGGGTCGTGTTAGCCATGACATCCTCCTAGAGTTAGGCGATGCGGACGATAGCGTTGCTCGCGTCGGCCGCTGGGAACTGGACGGTGAATGTACCTGTCGTAGAGATTTTGTCCGAGCCAAAGTCAAGCACGGCTACCGCACGGTTGGACTTAGACGAGTTGTAGATCAGCGCGCCGCGCGCGGTGATGGTTGCAGAGGTGAACGAGATGTCTGCAAAGTCCAAGAAGGCCGTCGTGCCCGACGACGTCGGTGTGACGTTTGTCAGCGTACCACCACCAGCGGTGTAGGTACCCGAGTTGCCCACTTCGTTTGTCGCCGAGTACGCCGTTGTCGTTGCGTCTAGGTTGGCCGAGCTCGTGTAAAGAGCCAGCTTAAACACATCTCCGGTGGATGCGGTAAAATCGTGTATTGCTCGCAGAATCTCGACTTTGAAAGATGTGCAGAGCGCTTGCGTAATTGCCATCGTGGCCTCCTAAGTTTGAGTGCGGCCTTAGCCTGCCCCTCCGGTTCTAGACATCGTTCCGTCACGGTAATCATCCCGCTTTGACCGTAGGTCAATACCGAACAGCTGCATCATAGCCTCATTATACCTGCCGGTATATAGCTGCAACATATCCCCGTCACCCTTCAGGTAGCTGTACGCCTCAACCAGCGAGCCATACAACAGCGCAGATTCGGCATTCTCACCAAGCCACGAGGTCGATGTGGTGCTGATAGATGGGGGATCGTAATAGTAATGCAGCTCTACGCTGTAATTCGCGTTCGGGGTTGGCCCAAGAATGAAGTTGCCTTCGCTTACCCCTGTCTGGTCGCCATCGAACTGGGCATAGTATTTAGGTACACCCGTCGTGGACGCGCGCGGGTAAGCCTCGCGGATGAAGTTCACGTCCTTATCGTAGAGATAGACGTAGTCCCCATCAGCCTCGATCACGGCGAGCGAGAACACAGAAAGAAAGTCCGACGGACGCGCCAAATACGGAACGCCCGAAGTCAGCGTGCCCGTCGCATTCTTTCTGAGTTCAGGGATTTGCACCGAGCGATAGATGCGCTCCTCGGCCTGCTTAACGAACATAGGGATATTAGCGACGAACGATGTCTCGGTCGTCTCTAGGTAATCCTGCAGTGCCTGAGTGAGTTCCGCGTAGTTCATCTATCAGCCGTTCTTGCTAAAGTTACCGCCCTTGGTAGCTGCGCCCATACCGCGAACCTTACCACCCGAGGCCATCTTGCATGCTTTACCACCCATGGCCATCTTACCGACGCCGTCAGCGGCGAAAGCGGGAACTTTCTTGCCCCCCTTTTCGACCATCTTCAGCTTTGGGGTTTTCATTTCTTACCCACCTTACCGCCGGACTTGTATGCACGTGCGCTTCCACGTGCGCCACCGCCGCCCGGAGCCCGAGCCGCAGGGGTTTTACCGCCGACGTTGCTAACACCAGCCTGCTTCATCGTGCTTGCCATCTGACCATACGCTGCCTTTTGGGCGGCGGGGGTAACGGGCTTTTTCTTTGGGCCCTTTTCGCCGGCATAATCGGTAGTGTACGATTTGCCATTGAACGTAAACTTGCCCCCAGCGCCCTGTGCTTTGCGCGCTGCTGCAAATGCTGCCTCAAAATCACTCATCTTCGCCATTTTCATGCTCCATCTGTTGTGACAACTGTCACGGTTCCAACTGATCCTACCATATCCTGTATGGGGTTCCAAACAGGATTCCATCCAAACAACCCGTTGCCCGGCGCGTAGTCTGGACGCGGGTCTCGTAGCGACTGCGGGTCGTTAATTTTTACACGGCCAAGGAAGTTCTGTGGCTGATCTGGATCGACAATATCTTTACCGATACGAAACCCAGTCTTCTTGCCGTTTTGGATTTCCCATACGAGATCGCCCAGCTTGTAGCGGAAACCGCTCTTATCACAGATACCAAAGGCGTGTTTACCGCGTGCATATGCCGGCATGATTCACCCAAACATCATAGTGTCAAAGGGTACGAAATTCACAGAAGAACGGTCGCGGTCTTCGCCCGCAGCCAGCTCAAACTGCTCGTCATATATCTGTTTTAGCGGGAGGACACGCGGAAGCGCTTCGGGCTTCTTCATGGCGATGTAGTAGGCCAGACCTGAAACGAGTGCAGGTACAAAGCGCGGTGGGACAGAAACTGTTTCCCCACCAATACCAGACGCCAGACCATCAATGCCCTTCAGTCGGTAGTAAAACAGCGTGTAGCTCTGTGAGTTGTCCGGTGTGGGCCACAATGTGACCGTCGTGCTAGTCGGGAGCCGCTGCACGAATATCTGCGTAGGTCGTCCAGTGATCTGCTTGTTCGTCTGCTGCGCATAAGTTGATACAGATATGCGCTCTAGCTTGGTGTCTACCTGTGATGTACCTGTTCCGGTACGCAGCTGGTGTTCGATGATGTCGATTGTATCAGCCGGAAGCGTGTATACTGTAGTTCCCGCGGTCAACGCGAGCGTACCAGCTTCAATGGTGAACAGGTTCAAACCTTTGTTGGCCCACTCCAGCGTGAGCAGGTTCAAACTGCGCCGTGCAGTCTTTAGGTCGTAGCCGGATCGCATTTCCAAACCAGCCCGCTCGAAGGCTTCCTCGAAAAGTTCCGGTAGGTCTGGCACGACGACGGACATGGCTATTTCCTAAACTTGGCGGTCTTAGCCGCTATCTTCTTCGGTTGTGCCACAAATTGCTTGCCTTTGCGAGTACCTTCGCGTTTGGCACGTGTGGTGGCGGCATACTCGGCAGGGCTCAAAGATTCGCGGGCCTTCTTGGGTAGGTAGCGCTCGCCGGTCTCACCGGAAGGTTTACCGCTTTTGGTGCCCCAAGATTCCTTCGTCCACTTTGACATGGACTTTTGCGCAGCAGTCTTTTCGCCAGAGTATCCGCCACCCTTTTCTTTGTAGATTTTACCAGCGAGCTGCATGGCACGGGCGGAATGCTTTCCGCCCATCTTAGCCTTGGCTTGCGCCTTGGACTGTTCCCATAACTTCTCGTTAGTACGTCCCATGGCTCACTTAAACCCCTTGGAGCATTTGCCTGCGGCCGAGCAGCTGCCCGGATTCCCGCACTGACGGCACGGTACAAACTGCGTTGTCGCAACAACGCCGGTCACGTACACTTCGGTGTTTTCTACCGCTGGCGCAGGCGCCTTGGTTGTTGGCTTTCTGCTCATTTCATCGTACCCTTGGTCTTGCCCTTCATGCAGCAGCCATCGCCGCGGCTAGCCATACCACCTTTGGCGTAACCCATGACGGCTCCACCATCGGCTTTTTTAGCCACTTTACCGCCCTTTTTCATGCCTGCAGAAGCGCGAGGTAGCGACGCCATCATTTGTTGCAGGGCTGCCTCCCGGCCCATGCTTCCACCCATACCTGCAGGGGGCATGCCGGGGCGACCCATACCGGGGCCACCCGCAGGTGGGCGAGGCATTCCACCCGGGCCCATGCTAGGGGGCATACCGGGGCGACCCATACCGGGGCCACCGGGACGAGGGGGCATAACTGCTGGGCGACGAGCGCCATCAGCCATACCGCCCATCATCATCTTTTTGACCTTCTTCGACTTCGGGGCAGTAGAAATCTCTTTGCCCATATTTCCACGGTTCATCATTTCTTCGTACCTTTCTTGGCTACGCCCTTGATAGAGCCTTTGTTTTCTGCGGCATAGAAAACTCTATCTCCGCGATCCTTGCCATAGGTCTTCTCCATGGCTTTCTTGATCTTCTTACCCTTGGCTGTCAGTGGCATGTCAGCAATTCCATGCGCGCAGTGAGAGCGCCTTACGTGTCGGTTTACCCTTTTCGTCTTTCATGGGGCCGGGCATGCCACTCATGCGGGCGCAGAACGACTTACGCCGTGCTGCGTCTTTCTTGTTCTTCGGGTTGGGGGCTGGCGGCTTAAGGTTCATACCCTGAGCCTTGGCGGACGCCCGCCCTTTTGCATTCAGGCCCCCTTTCGGGTCTTTGCCTTCCTTGCGAGTCCACGCGGGCGTCTTTGCCATGCTATCACCCGTAATATACGTTTATGGAATCCAAGTTACTCGCATAGACGTAGATTCCGATATTGGCTAACATCCCGTTGCCCGGGATAGAAAACCCGTTAAAGAATACGTCAGTAGAAGACGTATGGTATGTCGAAAGCCACTGCGCAGTATA